ATATTACTAACATGGCTTTTCAAAGTTTAGATAGTAGTATAGATATATTTTTAGCACAATCAGTTATTAATAGTCAATTCCGTAGTGTTGGATTGTATGGTGCAGGCACTACTTCAACGTTAACATCTAGTACAGCTGATACGGTATGTGTACTATTTGAAAGTGCAATGGTAACTACATCAGACATTTTACTTGATGGATGTAGATTTAGTGGTACAACATATGGTATTAATACTAACGATATTACAAAAGGTATAACTGTTACTAATAGTAATTTTAATATTTTATATCAAGGAGTAGCATTAGGCACAGGAACTGTCATTAGTGATGGCCCAACTGGAACTCGTATTAGTACTAATGTGTTTGATAACATTTATAGTTTTGGTATTGCTATCGGAGCAGTATCACTTAATGTAAGTGGATACAATATTTTTTATGATGTTGCTAATCATTTTGCTGGAACATCAAGCCCGCAACAGTCAGTAATTAGTATAATAGGCAATAATAACGCCAGTGTTGGTGATATGTTTGAGAGATCAGATGCGTTTGCTGCTCAGTATCCTCGAATATCTTTAGGCACATCAATAAGTATCGCCACAACAAATGGTTCACAAATCCAACTGGGTTCTAAAACAGTTCAGTCAGGGCTAACAACATCATTGTCAGCAAATACAATAGGCACAGCATGTACTGTTGATACTTCCACTGGTATTTTAAGTTTTAAAATAGATTATTCAATAGTCCAAAGTGCTACATTATTTAGAACGGGCACAATATTAGTTGCTAAAGGAAGTACACCGTCTATCGGTAATGTAAGTGGAGCAATTGCAAATGGCAGTGTAGTAACACTGGCATTTTCTTCTGTATCTAACGTTACATTTCCTATAGGCAGCACAATATCAGTAACTGAAATAGATCCCTCTGGATATAATGGAACGTATATAGTTGCTAGTAATCCTGCTCCTAGTACAAGCTCGGTAAGTTATGCAAGCACTTATGGCGGAGTTACCGTAACTGGTGCCTCTGGTAATGGAACTGCGGCAACATTGACATTTGCGACAAGAAGTTCTCCTCCATTTTCTATTGGAGAAACAATTGCAGTTACTGGGATTAATCCGAGTGCGTATAATGGAAATCACGTAGTTACTGCATGTAGCAACTCTACAATACGTTATTCTTCTGCCACTACTGCATCCTATGTAAGCGGAGGATCGTTTAGTATTCCGTATATCAGCGACGGACTAATCACTCAGTATACTCCTAACTACACAGATGATTATACTGAAAATGCAGATTTAGGTATTATACTATCAGCTGTGCAAGTGGGGCAGAATGTATCTATACAATATAGTTCTGTAGCAAACGCAGCATCTCAAATGAGTTATTCAATCAGTTATTTTAGCTAATGTGGCACAAAGATTTTGCTAATAGACTAGGTGCATGGGCTGAACTTCGTAGTCAAGTTCAATCTATGCCGCTAGAACAAGCTCTGCAAACTATCAATACTTGGTGGTATCAAGCCCCGTGGACTGGATATTATTTGCACTGGGACGATATGCTAACTTGGCCGGATCCATGGCAGCTTTTGAGCGACAACATCTATTGTGATGTTGCTCGTGGGCTAGGAATCCTGTATACTTTAACTTTATTAGACCATAAAGATTTGACTTCAATAGAGCTAATTTTGACTGAAGACAACCGTAATTTAGTCTTAATTAATCAAGAAAAATATACTCTTAATTGGGATACGACAATTATAGTAAATACTCCATTGGTACAAAAAGTTAAACATCGTTTTATAAAGTCTAGTATATAGAAGTATAAGTATTACACAAAACAAAAAGAGAAAGAATGACACAGATTACAGTTGTAAAACGTAATGGCGATCGGGAGCCACTACAAATAGAAAAATGGCAAGCACAAATAGCAAAAATTTGTAAGGGTATTGCTGATGTTAGTCAGTCAATGGTTGAAATTAAAGCACAGTTACATTTCTACGACGGCATAACTACAGAAGATATTGATGGCATCACACTACGAGCTATTGTAGATTTAATTGATGTAGGATCTAATCCAGATGTTGGGCACACTAATTATCAGTATGTTGCTGGCAAACAGCGACTATCAATGCTTAGAAAAACAGTATATGGCGCATATGAACCGCCACACTTATATGAAATTGTAAAGAAAAACGTTGCCTCTGGTTTTTATACTCAAGAGCTACTAGAATGGTATACTGAAGAAGACTGGAATCGAATGAATGATATAATTGATCATTCTAAAGATGAGCAGTATGGCTATGCCGCGATTGAACAACTTATTGAAAAATATCTTGTTAAAAATCGTTCTACAAAAGAAATTTACGAAACACCACAAGTTCGCTACATTGTAGCTGCGGCTACTGTGTTTCACAAAGAAGAGCCTGGCTCGGCTCGTATGAAATACATCAAGGAATATTATAATGCGGCGTCTGACGGTCTTTTTACTCTTGCCACTCCTGTTCTGGCCGGGTTGGGAACTCCAACTAAACAGTTCAGTAGTTGTGTTCTTATTCGTAGTGATGACAATCTTGATAGCATCTTTGCTTCAGGAGAAATGATGGCCAAGTATGCCGCTAAAAGAGCCGGCATTGGTCTTGAGATTGGAAGATTACGCCCGCTAGGCGCACCTATACGCGGCGGCGAAGTAACACACACAGGTATGATTCCATTTTTAAAGAAATGGTTTGGTGATCTTCGTAGTTGTAGTCAAGGCGGTATTAGAAACGCAAGTGCTACAGTTTTTTATCCTATATGGCATTATCAGTTTGATGACCTTATTGTTCTAAAAAATAATCAAGGCACTGACGAAACTCGTGTGCGCTTCATGGATTACGGTGTTGTGTTATCAGCATTTTTCTGGAGACGATTTAAGAACAAAGAAAATATAACCTTCTTTGATCCAAATGAAGTGCCTGATTTGTATGAAGCTTTCTACAGCAATACTGCTAAGTTTGAAGAACTTTATGTCAAGTATGAAAAGAAGAAAGGGTTAAGAACTAAAACTATGGCTGCTGAAGATGTATTTAAGGGCGGCATATTAAAAGAACGCACAGATACGGGTCGTATCTATCTTATGTTCACTGACAATGTTCAGAATCAAGGTCCATTTGATCCTGAATTTCATACCATATATCAAAGCAATCTTTGCATGGAGATTTTATTACCAACTCTATCATTTGCTAGATTAGATGATGAGGAAGGTAGAATTGCATTATGTACTCTTGGTAGTCTTAACTGGGGTGCTTTCCGTAATCCAGAAGATATGCGCCGTGCTGCTCGCATACTACAGCGTAGTCTATGTAACATTCTTGACTATCAAGATTTTCTAAGCATACAAAGTAAACTAAGCAATGACGAGATACAGCCACTAGGTATTGGTATTACTAATCTTGCATACTGGCATGCTAAACGCGGATTGAAATATGGCGATGCTGATGCGTTACAAGAAGTTAAAACATGGATGGAACACCAAGCATTTTATCTAACAGAAGCTACTGTTGAACTAGCCAAAGAGCGTGGTGCATGTACACACAGTAGTAAAACACGATATGGACAAGGTATATTTCCATGGGAACTTCGTGCTAATGGTGTTAATGATTTAACAGATTTCACTCCTGAATTAGATTGGGAAACATTACGCACCAACATGAAACAATACGGTGTGCGTAATGCTACACTAATGGCAGTGGCTCCTGTTGAAAGTAGTTCCGTCGTTATTAACAGTACAAATGGCATCGAAATGCCAATGAGTTTGATTACTGTCAAAGAAAGTAAAGCAGGAAGTTTAATTCAAGTAGTACCTGAATACAATAGACTTAAAACTAAGTATCAGTTAATGTGGGATCAAAAAGACTGCGTTGGTTATTTGAAAACAGCAGCAGTTATCGGTGCTTATGCTGATCAAAGTCTTTCAACAAATACAGCTTACAATCCAGCACATTTCGAAGGACGTAAAGTTCCTGCTACCTTAATTGCTAAAAATTTAATGTTGGCTCATTACTGGGGTTTAAAGACTCTGTATTATAGTCTCATAAATAAGCAAGGATCAAAGTCTAAGTCAGACGGGCCACTTCCAGATATGGCACTTGAACAGATTGATTTTGATGATGAAGAATCATGCGAATCCTGTAAACTTTAAGGATAGATAATGTTAGAAACAATATGTGATATTATGATAGATGCTTACAAGCGTAATTGGATTACAAGTCGGGATGGCAATGTTAGTATTCGCCATCATGGGAGAGACCATTTTTATGTTACTCCAACTGGAGTTCGTAAACAAACTCTTCAACCTGATCAGTTTAAGAAAATTAAAATTAACCAGCATATTCAAAGTGGAGTTGGTACTGCGAAGTTTTCGCATAGTTGGGAAGATATGCCGTATACTGATATAAGTACCAACTTGAAACCTAGTGGCGAAATACCCATGCACTTTGGTTTACAGAAAAATATTGATACTGAAGTGCGTGTAATTATGCACTTTCATCCCACCTATACTACAGCAGCAATGTACGCAGGTATTGACCTACCGAATCTACTCAATGAATTTCCAGAACTAAGTCGGTATACCTCAGTTGGTCCAACCGTTGGTGTATTACCTCCCATCACCCAAGACTTGGCTGACGCCTGTATAAAGAATATTGGATTCAATGATGATACAGGTGAGATTAAATATAATATAATTGGTATGGATAGACACGGCGTTATTGCTGTTGACACAAGCCCATGGCGAGCATATGAGCACATTGAACGACTAGAGCACATTTGTAAGATAGTACTTGCATCAAGAAAATATTAATGAGTAAAGAACAATATAATTTAAGCACCAAGACAGACTATCTTAGTCGTAAAATGTTTCTAGATCCCGCTGGTCCAGTTACTATACAACGGTTTGAAGAAGTAAAGTATAATAAGTTAACAAAATTTGATGCTGAAGCTAGAGGATTCTTTTGGGTTCCAGAAGAAATTTCCCTAACAAAAGATGCAGGCGATTTTAAAGACGCTAGTGATACTGTTAAACATATCTTCACTAGTAACTTGTTGCGTCAAACAGCCTTAGATAGTGTACAAGGCCGCGGCCCCACACAAGTGTTTACACCTGTATGTTCTATTCCCGAACTTGAAGCATTGATGTATAACTGGGGATTCTTTGAAACAAATATCCATAGTCGTTCGTATAGTCATATTATTCGCAATATCTATAATGTGCCAAAGGATGTGTTTAACACAATCCATGATACACAAGAAATTATTAGTATGGCGAGTAGTATTGGAAAATACTATGACTATCTACATAGATTAAATTGTCGCAAAGAGCTAAATGATAATGGGTATGCAGTTGATGAGCGTGAACATATCAAGGCAATTTGGCTAGCACTACATGCTAGCTACGCTCTTGAAGCATTCCGTTTCATGGTATCATTTGCCACAAGTTTAGCAATGGTTGAGAATCGTATCTTTATTGGCAATGGTAATATTATCGGGTTAATTTTACAAGACGAAATCTTACACAAAGAGTGGACAGCTTGGATTATCAATCAGGTTGTTAAGGAAGATTCCAGATTTGCCAGTATCAAGGGTGAATGCGAAGCCGAAGTATATCAAATATACCTAGATGTTATTCGTGAAGAAAAAGAATGGGCGGATTACTTGTTCAACAAGGGTCCAGTCATTGGACTTAACGCTAATATTCTTAAAGAATTTGTTGACTTTACTGCGGTAGCAGCACTAAAGGAAATTGGTATCAAGTATCAAGGATCAGCACCAAGAACTACACCAATCCCATGGTTTAACAAACATGTTAATGTAAGCAATAAACAATCGGCATTACAAGAAACTGAAAGTACAAACTATGTAATTGGTGTTATGAGTGATACACTAGACTACGATGAGTTGCCTAGTTTATAATTAATTAGAAAGTCTGTTGAACTAGTTTCAACGACTTTTCTTTTTCAGCACCTTTCTGTGTGCCTATTTCACCAGACTTAACTGAAATCATAGACGCAAACAAACCTTTAATCCGTTCTCTACTGCGCGGATTTTTAACTCTACTATTAATCGCTGAAACTAATTCAACAAATTTAAAATCAAAACTCGTCATTCCCAACAACGAATGGACATGAAAGAAATCTGTAGAAGTCCATATTATTTCCCTACTAACTTGTTTATATGTTCCCGGCTCGTATTGTACTCGTCTTAACTGTAATTCATTGCTGGATAAATTAAATTCGTACTCTTGGTCTTGACCTAATACACCTGGGTCAGAAATATCAAGTCTATCAAATAGTTTATCAGCGGAATTTTCTAATATAGCAACTTTTACCAATCCCAGTACTAGGCCTTGAATTGATGCAGGCATATTTAAAAATTTTCTTTTAAAATTAGCTTCGGCATAATCCCTAGCAATGATGCTATCAATCTGTGCCGAATATCCTAATTCTTTATCATAGTATCTTATAGTTACAATCTCACCTGAGTTGTATGTACGACGACCTAAATATTTAGGATTGCTGAAGGGTACAATGACATCTTCTGGTTGGTTGTGGAAAAATTCAACTAATGATTTTTTAAGAGTTGTCTTAGTAAGCACGGTAGGAATAGTTACAATTAAATCTATATCACCAAATGTCTGTTTATCCTTATCAGCGGCATAACTGCCAGTGTAATATAATATATTATTTTCACAAAACTGATGAATAAGTTTTGAATAACCTCCGACAAATTGGACATAGTCCTCACGACTTCTGACTCTTTCTGCTCCTGCTACTCCGCTCATGACAACACCTTTAATTTAGAATTTTCTGGTAAAAACTTTCCTGATAATACTAATCTATCTTTACGACCAATCCATTCCTCTTGTAAATTATCAGGAATGTCAGCTCTAGTAGAATCTAAAATCTTAAAGTATGTGTCAAGCATCTTACTATACTTTTCAGAATCTAATTGTTTAGCCAGCGTTTCACCAAGAACATAATAGTCTGCGACAATATCCGTAGTAAGCGTAGTGCCTAATCGTTCATTAAGAATAGACAATGCTTGTACTGGATTTCGTGCTAACCATTCTTTAGTAGTTTTATCTCTAACGCCAATGCCATGACTAAATGACAAGTCAGCAACTTGAAACGCAGATAACATTAGCTGTGTGCGATGTAGGCCTTTTACATTAGAATCATCTGGGTACGCCGCTGAATAGTAACTAAAGCGCAGCCAGTCTAGGTCGCCAATCATCCAATCAATCTGAACACATTCACCTGTGTCATTACCATTCAAGTCTTTTTGTGGATAATATCCAAAAATGCTGCTGTCTGTTACTTTCTTTTCATCACAATGTATTGTAGGAGCATGTAGGTTAATATAACGTACAAGATTTAGCAAAAATGCCTTCATACACAATTGATCATCCGATGCTGTTCTTGATCGGCTCTTTAATAAATTAAATGTTTCCTCAAACTCAGTAACGGTAAGATTCCACGATTTTAATTCATTTGCTAAATTATCAGTATGTACATCAAAAATATAATGATTATTGATGCCTAAATCAATATCACCCGACACCGGCTTCTTGTTAACAGAGCCTAGAGTTTCAAAATAATGCATATTAAAGATTACTTGATGTGGAAATAGATTCTCCAACTCGGCAAAGTATGCCTTTAGTGTAGGAAGGATATTTTCTCTAAGAATTGGTGCTGTTTTATCAGCAAATACGTTACCGCCCATGATTACTCCGATTGATTATAATACAAATAGTATAGTTTAGAATGAATTAAATGTCAAGTGCTACTAGTAATGTACTAAATATTGTGCTAAAATACAACGTTATAAGGAATAATATGTTAACAGTTTATACCAAGGACGATTGCCCGTTTTGTGATCGCGCCAAGGCATTATTAGAAAGTAAAGGTATTGAATATACTACAGTAAATGTAGGTGTTCGTACAGAAGCTCGTGACTATTTGGTTGAGCAAGGACTGCGTAGTGTACCACAGATCTTTAATGGTACAACACTTATTCAAGGTGGCTATCAAGGATTGGCTAGTAAGCCAGAAGAATTTTGGACAGAATTAAAAGGATAATATGGAAATTAAAGACAACGAAGTATACACATTTAAGATGGCATCAGGCGAAGAAATAGTCACAAAAGTATTAAGTTCAGATGTTGACTATATCTATATCACAGAGCCATTAGCAGTAGCACCTAGTCCACAGGGTCCGGCATTAATGCAAGGCATTTTTACTTCAGAACCAGGGACAAAAGTATCACTAAATATTAAGCACATCGCAATGTTTGCCGAAACTGAAGACGGCGTTAGACAGCGATACATTAAAGTTACTACTGGAATTGACGTTCCAAGCAAGAAACTTATTTTAGGATAATATATGGCAGGTGGAGTTGTTAGAATGACAGACCCAAACTCATGCGGTGGTGTTCCTATGAGCGGAGTCACTTCTGTGCGAGTCAATGGTATTCCCGTTGTAGTTACAGGTGCTAGCGTTAGTCCGCATCCAAACAACAAACCGCCTCATACCAATGCCCGCACAATAGCGGGATCTGCTTCGGTTAGAGCAGGCGGGCAACCTATTGTAAGTGCGTCGGATGTTGACAGTTGTGGGCACTCTAGAGTTAATGCCAGTCCTAATGTTAGGATCGGATAATGGCACAAGCACCTAGTTTACTAACTCCATTTCAATTAACTGTTACCTCTGGATTACTAGATAATCAAGGTATAAGTGTTAATGCTGAATTTATATCCAGTGTCAATACGTTTAAGAACTTGCCTTATATGGTTGCGTTAAGTGAAGCCATAGCCGCAGCTAGTATTGTGCCAGAGTTATCTCAACCTATACTATTAGAGTTATATACACTAGGATCAAATACATGTGCTGCGTTAGGCGACAGTATTCCCCCACATACAGGTAATATAGTTTATCCTGGCAATGTAACATTTTCAAATCTGTTATTAGAAACGGGTTACTCTTACATGGGGCAAGATGCTACTGGCGCAGGCACAGATTTAAGTATATTTTGTCAAGGATTTGGCGCACTAGTTGGATATAATGGCATTACAAATAGTTTTGTAAATTCAGCCGTTAACAGTCAAAATTATCTAGCAGGTACTTATACCAATGCCGATAATATGGTTAGCGGTGGCATTACTAGTGTTAATTTATGTACAGCACAATGGGGAAATGATCTTGCTAACTTAGGTGGACTGATTAATCTTAAGAATTTACCCGAACTAGGAACTCCGTTAGCATTAGTTCAACAATTGGCATCAATAGGAGGACTTACTCCTGAAATATCTTTGGCATTTTCAAATGCAGGGGTCAGTTTAGATGTAGTAGTTAACTTAACATCACCTAATTTAGTTGTATCTGATGTTGATCAAAAGGCTATGTATGCCGCAATGACACAAATTACCGGCACAGACTTAACACAAACATTACAAATATTAGGAGTTACAACTCCTAATATTACCACAATGGCTGATTTATTAAATCCATATAAAATATTCCCGACTAGTTTCCAAACATTAACATTTACAGGAACAAATGGTGTCAGTCAAAACATCTATGTAAATTCTACTGGCACAGTTAACGCTACTATGCAACAGTTTTTGCCCGCCATCGCATTGAATACAATATCATGACCGCATTAGATAAATTAAGTCAAATAATACCTCCTGATCAAGCATTAGCTAATAAAGCATTGGCAGTGGCGCTACAGCAAATTACAAATATTTCGTCGTTAAATTTGCCTAGATTGGCCAATGCTGTTAGTAATGTACAAACAAATTTTGGATTACCATTAGTTAACACTCAAACAACAGCAGTAGATCCTGCTGTGGCAACTAATATTTCTAATAAACTAGGTATAGGATCAGGGCCAAATGGCACACTTACTATCGATAATAGCATGGGAATTGCAGCAGGATTTGTAGTAACTTCCGCATTTACTAATACTGTTACATTAGTTAATTCAATGAACTTATCCAATTTAGCTAATATATACACAGATATGACTGCTACTGCAAATGGTACATACGGTCCTGCTACAGGCCCAATTACCATTACAACAGGACCGGCTGCTGGAACTTACGATGATATTAATGCTGCATTTGCTGGACAAGAAGCTAATGCTAACGCTGGAACTGGCGGCAGTGGACTTATTCCATCTGTTAATTCAAATGTTATCCCTAATATTATTGCCGCGTATCCTAGTCAAACTACTAGTTTAAACTCAGATTGGGCTAATATGATGACTCAATTGAATACTGAAAAGATTGTGCAGCAAAGCGCAACTATTGACTTTGCAAATCTAACTCCTGGAAGTAATCCCCCGATTTATAGTTTTGTGTTATCCTTACCCCAATATGGGCAAGATACAGCAGCAAACGGTGCATTTCAATATCTAGAATCAGTAGCTGATCTTACTAATTTAACTGGGCAAACTCTAGTAGCAGCGTTAAGACAAGGGCAGTCTAATATTACTTCTACTGGCATTGCGACTACAAGTAATGTTCCAGTGAACCCAAATCCCCCGCCGCCAGAAGCAACTTTAATTCCAGCACAGTATCCATACCCGTTACCACCAACAACTTGATTTTTTTATAAATAATATTATCATGAAATCAAACGAATTTATCAACGAAGGCTGGAGCCAAAAATACAAAAGCAGCATAAACTGTAGCCACCCCAAAGGCTTCAGTCAAAAG